GAACTGATACAGCGAGCCGGTTGACTCACGGGTCTGTGGGTTGACAGCGAAGACGCTACCGATGGTGAACACGTCGCCAGCTTTGATGATCGTCGAGCCAAGACCCGTCAGAACGATGCTGGTTGAGCCTTCAGCCGTGACAGTCGTGTTAACAGTTACAGTGCCAGCGCGCGAGCCAGTCGTAAACTGCTTGATTGACTGAGACATATTCAGCTCGTCGTAGCCGAGAATGCCTTCACCAAACATGCCGTTCTTGAACTGCTTCGAGATAGCTGAAACAGGGTTGAACAGACCTTTCATACCTTCGATCAACGCAGCGTTAGCGGCTGGGTTAACAGTGGCATAACGAGGCTGCATAACTGCGGCGTTCTCGTTGAGCTTTTGCTGGGCCTGCAACAGGACGAGCGACGTAGCAGGCGTGGTGCCTGGGGTGCCGACCGAGTTGCCGATGTATTTGAAGCTGTTCGCAACGTCGGCGTCGATAGAAGACGCGAGCTGCGAAATACGAGGCTTCAGAACACGTTCAGCGAAGTCGTCCAACTGCATCGTGAGTTCGGCGGTCGTGAAGTTCACGCCGATGTGCTTCTGGCTGGAAACAGTGAGCGTGGTGTATTGCTCGTTGTCGTCCTGAACCTGAAGGGCAGCGCCGTCCGTAACCAATGCGCGGTCAGGAAGACGGATGCGCAGCGTTGAGCCGATCTTAGCGCCTTCTACAGCGAAAGAGTCGTCATACTGACGGTTTACAGTGCGGGTGAGGACAAGACTATTCTCAAGGATCTCAAGAGCCTTGCGAGTAATCATGTCGATTGTTAAAATCGAGTTAGACATGATCTAATTACCTACGGTTTTGCGCTTCCAACTTCTTGATCTGTCGCAACCTGTCGGCTTCAATCCATTCTGATGTTGACATCGACTTTGTAGACCTAGGGTCTGTCGTATCATATCTAGGGCCGGAGCTTGACCGAGTAGCCGTGACAGGAGCAAGAGGAGCTGGCGCAGTTGAAGTGCGTTTTGTCGGCGGATCTGCGACCAGTTTGGCCTCAAGTCTACCGATCTCCTTTGCCTGCAAAATCGGCGGCAAATTGGCAATCCGTTGGGCCTCTTTCGGATTGGATCCGAGGTGATAGATCACTTCGGGGCCAATATCAGAAGCCTGGATGGCTTGAGCCATATAGTCCGTTACGGGGAGGTTCGGATTATACGCGACTTGTTCAAAGTCATCGTATCTATCGCGGGCTTCCTCTTCACGATCCTTATATGAGTCAAGCAGAGCTGCCTGTTGCTTTGCGGCCTCTCGTCGAGCCAGCATCTCTTGAGCTTTTTGCTCCGCTAATGCTTCCGCATAGGCTTGAGCGTTCTCAAAATCATCTGGCGCGGGTGGAGGTGCGACGGGCTGTCTAGCCTGTTGCTCCGCAAGCCGTTGGGCTTGATCTCTTTCCCATTTGCGCTGTTCTCTTGCGAGGCGTTTGCCTACAATCGCGTCCAACTCTTCTTGAGAGAACGATTTTGTAGACTGTTGTTCCTCCGGCGTCGTCTCAACAGATTCAGGTGCCGCCGTGGCTTCCTGTTCCGGCGCGGGGCTGATCTCCGCTACAGCCTGTTCTTCATCGCTCATGGCGATCCTTTCTACCTAGCTATCCGGCTAGTCGGTTAACTTTATTATTACTATTATGCTTGTGGAACGTCAACTAAATCCCATGACTGTGTTGACTCATTCCATATATACGGTTTGCCGTCAGTTGGCATAGGCGTAGGCGCATACCAATTTGTATCTGGGCCTAAGAGCCAAGATGGATATGGTTTAGGCGCTATAAAAGCGTCCAGATCTTTATCATATGTATAACCAATACTCGCGTATCTAATTCGAAAATTATTATTGTAACTGGTTTGTTTCCAATTTGTGTACCCGCCAGACCATTGTGTAAGAAATTCTATACCTACAGGTTCTGATTCAGGATACGGTAAATCATTTATCGTAGAATTGCCGACTACATTAACCTGCAAAACGATATTGTTCTCATCTAATTTAGCAAAATGAGCCACCTTATTTCTCCAACCGTAAAGCGGTTAATTCGTTTTCGTCGCCAATTACGCCAATCGGAAACGTATTAAAAGCCAAACTGATCCGCGTGTCTTCGCCCTCTACAGGCTGAACCATATGGGTTAGCGAGGAAGGAAATAACACAAGATCGCCAGTGCCAACAGGATACCACCAACTCTCAGAATTGTAAGGATTCCATTCGACAGGTGGAAATTTGATATGTTGATAGCCATCACGGTAAAAAAAGATCTTATCACTATGTTTATGGGCATTAATGTAATAAACCCCAGAAATCAGTGAGTTAGGGTGTGCGTGTTTGTGATGATATTGCCCTGGCTTTGTCCAGTTCAGCCAAGACTGTGTGATCTTTAAATGCGCGTCATTCTTGGGGCAATAAGTCGCCATAAAGTATTCGTGCAGGGCTTTCTCGATAAACTGACGAAGATTTAATAGTTTTTTCTGTTTTAGCAGATACTTATCTTCGCTACTTGTGTTGCCGTCATTAGGTCTTTGCGGCTGATCTAAATCAATGTCTACTTCACCATCATAATTAAAAAAACCAATAGGAATCGGAAAAAGATTCTCTATTACCACGTTATAGATCCATTACCCGTAAATGTATAAATAGTATTTCCGCCAGATGTTGTTTTTGTTGGGCTTCCAGTTGTACTTGTTGCGTCAGCAAAAGTTGTTGCATACGAAATAATAACGACCCCAGAGCCTCCATTGCCGCCAGCGGCATTCGGTACATAAGTTCCGCCACCACCACCACCACCAGTGTTTGGGGATCCCGCTGTGCCAGGATTGCCGCCATTACCGCCGACGCCAGATCCGCCAGAACCAACATTGACAGTCCCGTTTCCTATTCCGCCACCACCACCGCCAGCGTATGCTGATCCTGTGACAGAATATGTAGACCCAGAACCACCATTACCGCCGTTTGTTGTTGACCCATTATCCCCAACTGCTGATGCGCCGCCACCACCACCTGCACCAAAATTAGCAGCAGTCGAGTTAGATCCACCATTGTTTCCTTGAACGGCGGGGCCAGGAATTGCTGGCGTATTACCCGCAGCGTTTCCACCAGCAAGTCCTGAACAGCCCGCACCGCCGCCAGAACCTCCAGAACCACCGGCGGCAGGACTATTTGTTCCTCCAAATCCGCCGCCCGTCGATGTGATAGTAGTAAATGGAGCGGGGCCGGATAAGGAACTATCTGAACCTTTGATGCCAACAACCGCTGATGCGCCCCCAGATCCACCAGCGCCAACTGTAACAGTATAACTTACGCCCGCAGAGACAGAAACACTTGATGTCCTATATCCGCCGCCGCCGCCGCCGCCGCCAGTTCCACCACCACCACCGCCGCCAGCAACAATAAGATAGTTAACCGATGTTGGCGCGGTAGCTGCTGCTTTTGATGCCACTAAAACATTTAAAATGCCGGACATTAAGTCAAACCCGTCCCGCTAATAAGCCATGTTGTGGATGTCATTTTGATTGCAGTAGCAACCCCATAGGCAGCAAGAGTGCGTGACCCAGTCGTGCCAGTTCCGGCCAAATACATTGTGTCCGTCGTAATAGCGATGGTGACTGTGTTTGCCATGTTTACAAAAGTTAGAACAGTGCCGACAGGATACGCTACGCTGCCATTTGCTGGAATCGTAAATGTTCGAGCGTTATTATCCGTTGATGGATGGAATATTTGTTTACCACTGTCAGCAAGAACCGCCGTATAAGCCGCGCTTTGACTGTTCTGCGGGACTTCAAGATAGCCAATATTACAGGTCGCGGCGGGTAATGTATACGTTTGGCTATCATTTGTAGCCGCAAGCGTAATCGTATTATTGGCAGTTAGCGTTTTACCGTCAGCAATGGTCAGCGTAGCGCTTGTAGCCGGAGCTGTAATAGCGACTTTATTGATGCTGGTTGCAGACGCAACACCAAGCGTTGGCGTAGTGAGCGTCGGGCTGGTTGAGAACACAAGATTGGTGCTTGTCGTTCCTGTCGCACCTGTAGCCGTGTAACCTGTAATGTTGTTAAAGGCTGTGATACCCGCCGAGGAAGCATTTGTGCCGCCATTAGCAACTGGAAGAACGCCCGTTGCTTGATTAACTGGAACGCTAGTGCAATTCGTAAGTGTGCCACTTGAAGGTGTGCCAAGCGCGCCGCCGTTGACAACAAACGCTCCGGCAGAGCCTGTGTTGACGCCAAGAGCCGTGACGACGCCTGTGCCTGTCGTTATTGTTGAAGGGGCCGCACCTGCGCCGCCGCCAATCACGATAGCATTAGCAGTAAGAGCGGCTGAAGTCGCCCATGTAGACGCGCTACTAAAATAAGGGATACCGCCAGAAGTGCCTGCGACGGTCAAAGCTAAGGTGCCAGATCCAGTAATAGGCGAACCAGAAACTGAAATAAGACCGCCCGTAAAGGTCTGACTAACTGATGTTACAGTGCCGCCACCGCCAGAAGTAGCAATCCATGATGTAACGCCTGTGCCATCAGTGGAGAGAACGTATCCATTTGTTCCCGCAGTCGTCGGAAGTTTTAACGTCCATGTTCCCGCCGCGTCAGCAACAGATACGCCAACGGTGCCCGAAGTCGTGCCTTTAAGGTTAACAATACCCGTCGAAGATGACGCTGTGCCAACCGTAATATCGGTGCCAAAAGTAGGCGCAGTCGAGAATACTAACGAACCAGATCCTGTTTCGTCCGTAATAGCGGCGGCTAAATTAGCGCTTGACGGTGTTCCAAGGAAAGTAAGGATACCTGTGCCAGTTGCCGTTGTTGATGGTGCAGCTCCAGCGCCGCCACCAATAACAAGAGCATTTGCCGTTAACGCGCTTGAAGATGCCCAAGTTGATGAACTACTAAAATAGGGAACGCCACCTGACGTGCCTGCAACCGTAAGGGCTAATGTTCCCGAAGTTGTTATAGGCGAACCAGAAACAGAAATTAAACCACCAGTAAATGTTTGACTAACAGACGTTACCGTTCCTGAACCACCACCACCGCCAGAAACCGTAGACCAAGTGCCGTCGCCACGAAGATAGGTCGTTGAGGAAGGTGTGCCTGTCGCGCTAATACCTGAAATCAGCAAACCCGTGCAGTTTGTCAGCGTGCCACTGCTAGGCGTGCCGAGTGCAGGGCTAATAAGCGTTGGTGAGGACGCCAATACAATAGCGCCGGAGCCTGTCGTCGTGTTGCCGAGCGCCGTGACGGTGCCGCTCGTTGGGAACGTCAGCGTGGTCGTGCCGGAGAAGGTGAAAGTTGAACTATACGCCCCAGAAGTGATGAATGTTGAGTTATCAGCTAGGGTGAGAGTGGCTGCCGTTGCCGGAGCTGTAAACGTAATCTTATTGACAGTGCCGTTTAGGGCTAAATTACCGCTTTTATCAACGACAAAAGAGGCCGTTGTGGCCCCTGTAACGGTCAAATTAAGCAGATTAGACGACGCGGACGAACCTGTGTTGGTAACGGCTAGTTTTATGCCGTTCCACGTAGTTGCAGCATCATTCCAAGTGTCGCTAAGATTATAAATAAAGGCCATTTAGGTCACTCGTAGAAGATCGTCACATTCGGATTTGTGCCGCCTAAGACAACATAAAGACCCTTGCTTAACGTGACACCTTCAGGCGCAAACAGATAATTGTTTGGAACTGCGCTCGTAAAAGTGGATACAACAACAGGATCTGAAGTCGAAGCCGTCGCTGAATCATAGATTGCGATGGTCGGTGTCGTGCCGCTGGAGACGAAAACGCCTTTAACCTTGGCAAGCCCTATTTTAACTTGCGAAGTGGCCGTAAGATTTAGAGCATATGCCATGATTTCCTCACGCTAGGAATTTCAATTTATACAGGGTTTTGAGATAAAGACCAACTATCTCGTCGATAATGTTCTGAATCGCCGTTTCGTCCTTATCACAGACCTTATACCGCATATCTTCAACGTCTTTCAGCGAATCTTCAAGAAACTCAATCACATTGTTGGTTTTCTTGGCTGAATGAAGCGTAATCGGCCCGATTAGGCCGTGTCTACCTTGGTAGGCTTCGGCTAAATCGTCGGCTAAACCGATGATATTCTCATAAAACTTACCCAGAGCCTTATGTTTTGCATATGATCGCGTGTTCAGATGCACGCTATGCGTCACATCGCGGGCTAAAAACAAGTGTCCGATTAGATCCGCGCAGCTCATTATTCTAATCCTGGTAATTGAGGTTGCATAGGCGTCGATCTAGGCACAATGTCACCTGTGTCCATTGCCGCCGCGACAGTCCCCATCACAATGTCTTGAATCTGTTCAGGTGACAGGCCGCTCTGCATGGCTTGAAGACGCTTTGTCTCCGCATCATACGCCTTGATCTGCGTGTTCTGCTCGTCAATCGCCAGTTTCTGCATATCATACGACTGTTGCAGTTGCTGAACCAGAGCCGCAGTCTGTTCCATCTGGTTCGCCATGTCGTTCATTTGCATACGCATCATCTGCGCTTCTGGCGATTCATCTGTGTTGTCCAGAACCTTCGGATCGAGCGTCTTGGCAAACCGAGCCGCCATCTCCTGCGCGCCAGGCCAATCCATGTTCTTAATGAACAGGTCGCCCGCCACAGCCCAGAGCTGCGGGTTGGTCTGCAAGATCATCTGCATCGCTTCCATCGCTTCTTGGCGCTTGGTCGCGTAGCTTGGGCCTGTCGTTACAACCACGTCGTAAATACCAATCGACGGGTTGTAGATCTTTTCAATATCCAGACCTGTGATCGGGTCTTTGATAACGCGAACTGGTTCCGGCTGATTTGGATTGATCTTCACCATATCCACTTCGCCGTCTAGTCCGACGATACGCGCCACGCGCTCCGTGTCATAGATCTTAGGGATCAGATCGACTAGCTGTCTTGTCGTATATCGAACCGCTCGCGCGAGATTGTCCACGTAGTGATATGTGGATGTATCGCCCTGGTTTTGCCGAGCCAGAATCGCACGACCCGTCCTCTCGTTACTGGTCGCACCAATTGAACTGTCGTATTGACCCGTGGTGGCTTTGATATCTTCCCCAGCGCCCACTTTGGCCTGGATAAGGCCGGTTTGCGCCATAGGTGGTTGCGCGCGTTCAGGTAATGGCAGAGGAGATCCATTGCCATCGGTGACGTCTGGGTTGACTTCGAGGTAAGGCCAGTTGTTCGTATTGGCGGTTTTCCAGTTTGTTTCGTATCCTTCAAACTGGCCTCCATATCCGATAAATGGCGCTTTCGGAGCCAGCGCCAGCATCTCTGCTTCTTGGCTGACCCAATAGTTATACATGCGCTGCGCGTCTTTCGCGTTACGCACTAGACCGCTGATGTAGAGCTGTCCGTCTACTTCAAACTCGTTGCCTACCACGCGGATGACAGGAATCCATTTACCCGCCCAATCGCGTTCCTCTAATACCTCAAAGCCGTTTGTCTTCAGCCACTTGACCTGACGGTGTTCGCTAGTGCGTGACTTGAGTGGCTTACCAAACATAGCCTTGAGCTGCTTGTCCTGGGGCGAACCCTCAAAAGCCGTTATATTATCGGGGTAGAGATTGAGCTTTTTCTTCTGATGCTCAATATAAAAATACTCAGCAATACGGACGGTTTCTTGACTCATCCACATGCTGAGTGACTGATCGCCAACGCCTTGCGACATCATCACAGAGATCGGCAGCGCGTCTGGGTAAAGACGCTCATACTCTTCTTTGGGGATATCTTCAGTGATGAAGCACCATTCGGCGTCTGATCCGCATGGATCGTGGATCATTGGATCCATGTAGACGCTGAAACTGTTACGGACGCGACCGATCTTCAGGTCTTGGTCAAACGAATCTTCGCGGCAATATTCCGTAAGGATTCGGAT